CAAGGGCCGGCCGAATCTCCGTGCCTGTACCTCCAAGCGTCGTGATCCGCAAGTGATCCGATCCATCCACGGCCAGAGTCGCCGCGTGGGTATCGTCATGGGCGACAGTGTCCCTGATTATCTTGATTCCGTCTCCACTGGCCGACGCGACTTCCAGGCTAGTCGCCACGGCCAAGGGCGCCGTCGGGGCCAGGCCGACACGGACGCCGGCCGCGCCTGCGGGCGGGGCGACGCGGACTGTCTCCACAAAGGTGTCCGTCGCGATCGAGCCCTCTACGGAAAGGCCGGCGCCCACGGGGCCTCCCGGCGCCTGGTCGAGGCGGACAACACCGTCATCACGAAGGAAGAAGATTTGGGTTCCCGCCGGCGAGCCTGGGCCCGCGTCGACGAGGGCGAGGCCGGGACCCGCGGCGGGGGCCGCGACGGTGGTCGCCGTCAGGGAAGCGAACGTAGGCGAGGCAACGGCGCGCAGGTCCTGCCCGGCATGCGGATCAGTCGTCGTCGCGTCGACATGTGAATCAATCTGGGCGTGGGTATTCGTGCCCCGATTGATCAGGTCATTGTGATCAAGGGAAAGGCATGTCGAGGTCCAATAGCCATCGATGGTGTACACAACGGAGCGCATCGGGAAAGTTGGGCCCCCTTCAACGTAGACAACCCATCCTTGCGTCGGGATAGATTCCAGCCATACTCCGCCTCCAGCCGTCCACTGATAGATGTAGTTCTCCGTCCATCCGCCTCCAGTCGCCGACGCGATGTAGCGATCGCCATCGGCGGGGCCCACAGGCAGCGGCGCGGCGAAGGCGAGAACAGAGCGGATGAAGACGGTGCCCGCCGCATAAGTATCGACATACGATTTCGTAGTCAGCGATTCGGGCAGAGTCGGCGGGGGGCCAATGACAGTTCCGCCCGATAGTTCGATTGCCGGCGCATTGACGGCAATTGTGCGCGCCGTGCCGAATCCCGCGGCGTAGGTCGCGATTTCGAATTTCCCGCTTGTCAAGCTCCAGCCCGCGGACATATATTCGCGCGTTATGTCGGCGGGTGTGCCGACGTGATTCGCTACGAAGGCGACCGAGGCGCCGCCGGGCGCTGGGCCCACGTGCGCGGACCCCGTAGAGTCGCGCTGGAGGATGGCCGATAGGGCGGGGCCGGTCTGCGCATATGTCGGGCCGAGGACGCCGGCGCCGTCGGTGATCGCGACTACGCGGGGCTCGCCGCCAGTGCTCGCCGACAGATCGGCTCCAGTGCCCCCGCGGGCGGCACCGAGTTGCGACTCCGAGGCGAGAAGGCCACCTGCATCGTTGTAGAGGGCGCCTGGGGCTCCGGGCACGAGGGCGGAACGAGGATCGATCGTGGTTAGACCCGTTCCCGGCCCATTCAGGGAGGTCGCAGCGTATATGTTGCCGAATCGCGCTTCATCGACATCGCCCATAGTGCGTATATGAGAACGCCGAAAAAAAGAGATAATAAGCGGGCCTAATCATCGGAAAGTCGCGCACCGCGGTTCTTTATCAGGTGCGCAGCGAGCGCATGATTATCGGCGCATAGCGCCTCGTAAAGCGCGCAGCCGACATCGGCTTCCGGCGCCCCTGTCTTCGCGCATCGGTCGAGAATCCACTCTACAGTGCGCACGGGCCGCGATCGGCAGGCAATGGGGATGTAGCGGGCGAGATGGCTCATGGAGATGCCGGGCGTCGAATCGGCAATACAATCTGCCTCGCGGATATCGCCCCGCCGGCAAGCGCGGATGAGGCGCGCTTCCGGGGGGTCAATGCCCGCGGCCGCGAACAGGTTGTAGGCGGACTCATAGTCGCTCATGGCCGCCGTGCATGCGGCGTGCGTGATTGCCGACGGATTGCACTTCTGCACATAGCGCAGGGCGACCGCGACGATCGCCGGGTTCCCGCCGTTCGTGGCCGCGCAGAGAAGGTCGTCCGCCGCCGCGTCGAGCGCGTCAAGAGCCCCGTGTTGGGTGACGAGTGAGAACGCGCGCCAGCGGCCACCGTTGGCCGCGCAGATGGCGTATTGTTCGTCGACGCAAACAATGTGGTTGTCGATGAAGAACTCGGCAAGTGAGCAGTGGCCGCGGGCAATTGCCCGCATGCAGGCTGTACGGCACGTTTCCTGGGTACATCGCGAGACGTACTCTTCGACGATGTGCACGTGGCCCTTCTCCGCGGCGGCGATGACGGCAAGGGAAACCGCATCTCCAGGCCCATCCGCCCGGCCCATGAAGCGCCGGAGTAGCGCCCCATTGCCGCTGGCCGCGACGGCCCCGCAGACCATCGGGCGCGCGTCGGCGATAATGTCGAGGTGCCGCGCGTTCTCCGCGGCGAGGTCTATGGCCAGGGGCGATTGGCGGAGATCTGGGCGGCCGATAACCTGCGCCAGGAAGAGATTCACGACATCTTCACGGCCCCCTCGGCACGCGTTGCATAATGTGGTCAGAATGGACCTCCGCCAGCCTTCTCGGCGCGCGGCAAAGTCGATGACGTCTCGATGGCCTCCACGGCAGGCCGCCGGGAGCAGCGGGAGATCGGTTCGGGCAGCGAGGTACTTCACGAGGCGCATGTGGCCGGCGCGGCAGGCGCTCTGGAGGCACGTTCGGCGGTCGGCGTCGAGGGCGAACATGGCGGCGATATTGAGGGCGCCACACTTCCCGGCGATGCGGGCCATTCGCGGGCCGCATGGGAGAGTGCCTCTGGAAGTGAAGTAGGCCGCATCATCGTGGGCGGCTGCCTGTTCGGCCATTGTATATGCGGGAGATTCTCTTTCTAACATGTTTCCCGCGCGTGGGGAAGGAAAAAGAGATCGGATCGGGGGTCCTACTCATGATCGTCGTCGGCTGGGTCTCGGCCGCCCCATTCGCGGGCGAGCGCACATAGGTCGGGATGTCGGCCTTGAACGGCGGACTGGAACATTCCGTCCCAATCTGTGGCGCCCCATTCGCGGGCGAGCGCACATAGGTCGCGATGGCCGTTCTGGGCCGCGCAGTAAAGCATTCCGTTCCAGTCTGTTGCCCCCCACTCGCGGGCGAGAAGGCACAGGACGCGATGGCCGTTCTGGGCTGCCCTGTAGAGCATGCTGTCCCAATCTGTGGCGCCCCATTCGCGGGCGAGAAGGCATAGGTCCCGGTGGTTATTTTCAGCTGCTCCGTTGAGCAACTCCACCCAGTCGGTCGCGCCCCACTCGCGAGCGAGAAGGCACAGGTCGCGGCGGCCACTCTCGGCGGCCCCATACAGCATCCAATTCCAATCTGTGGCGCCCCATTCGCGGGCAAGAAGGCATAGGTCGCGATGGCCTCGCCGGGTTGCCGTGTAGAGCATCGTGTTCCAATCTGTGGCGCCCCATTCGCGGGCGAGAATACATAGGTCGCGATGGCCTCCGCGAACCGCTCCGTCGAGCATCAAATTCCACTTAGTCGCCCCCCACTCGCGGGCAAGAATGCATAGGTCGCGATGGCCGTTCCGAGCCGCTTCGAGGAGCATTAGGTCCCAATCAGTGGCTCCTTTTCCGCGCGCTATCATGCACAGATTGCGATTGCCGGCGATGGCGCCCGTCTTAAGTAGGTTATGCGCCGTCATCTTGATTGGCGGCCCTATTGCGGCGCGCATTCGCCGGCAGACGAGCCGAAGAGGGGCGGCTTCGATGGGATGCAGATAGGAAGCGATACGCGAAAGAAGGTAGCTGTCGAGTTGATCCATATATTAGTGGTTCCTATCAGGATTCAATTTCCTTCGACGGGGAGCGAAAAAATTCACAGCAACCCATCGAATATGCGGGCGTAGCCCCTGCGCGAGGCGCACTTCATCGCTTTTTTCTTGTTTGTCGCCCCCTTTTCGAGGGCCAGCCGGCATAGCTCGCGATTCCCATTGAACGCCGCGCAGTAGAGCACATTGTCCCATTCCATGGCGCCCCACTCGATGGCCAGTTCACACAGCTCGCGAGAGCCCGCGTAAACCGCCGACATCAGCATACTATTCCAATCTGTGGCGCCCCATTCGCGGGCGAGAAGGCAGATATCGCGATGGGCATATGAAGTTGCATAATGAAGCGTCATATTCCAGTTCGTGGCGCCCCATTCGCGGGCAAGAACGCACAGTTCGCGGTTGCCGACTTGTGCTGCGGACTGGAGCATTTCATTCCAGTCGCGGGCCCCCCACTCGCGGGCGAGAAGACATAGGTCGCGGCGGCCGCGGATTGTCGCCGTCCTGAGCATGTCTTCCCAGTTAGTCGCGCCCCACTCGCGGGCAAGAAGGCACAGGTCGCGATGGCCGCCATGGGTAGCATCCTGAAGCATAAAGTTCCAATCTGTGGCGCCCCACTCGCGAGCAAGAAGGCAAAGGTCGCGGTTACCCTCGTAGGCGGCCCCGCAAAGCATCGAGTTCCACTTCGTGGCGCCCCATTCACGGGCAAGAACGCATAGGTCGCGATTATTATGGCGAGATGCTTCCCATAGCATTCTATCCCAGGCGAATGCGCCCCATTCGCGGGCAAGTGTGCATAAGTCGCGACTACCATTTTCAGCAGCACCCGACAACATCGCGTCCCAATCTGTGGCGCCCCACTCGCGAGCAAGAAGGCAAAGGTCGCGATGGCCGCCCCGAGCTGCACCATAGAGCATGCGGTCCCAGTCTACGGCGCCCCATTCGCGGGCGAGAAGGCAAAGGTCCCGATAGCCATCACGCGCTGCGCTGGAGAGCATCGAGTCCCAATCCTTTGCCCCCCATTCGCGGGCGAGAAGGCACAGGTCGCGGTGGCCGCCCTGGGCCGCGCCGTAGAGCATTGCGTTCCAATCTGTGGCGCCCCATTCGCGAGCGAGAATGCAGAGGTTCAGATAGCCGCCATGGGCAGCGGAGAAGATCATCGAATTCCAGTCGTTCGCGCCCCACTTACGGGCAAGTTCGCATATGTTCCTATTCCCCCGCGTGGCCCCTTCAACGAGTAAGGCATTGACAGATATGCGATTTGGGGGCGCAATCAGCCCGCGCATTCGCCGGCAGGTCGCGCGAAGAGGCGCTGCCTCAATCGGGTGCAGATGGGCAGCGATATGGGCAACAAGATAGCTATCGAGCTGCTCCATACGTAGTAGAAGATCGCTGATAGTTCAATTTTCGGACCGGTATTATGGGAAAAAACCAACCAATTCGCGTTTCATATCGTCGCTCCCCACTCGCGAGCAAGGAAACACAGGTCGCGATGTTGGCCGCAGATAGCTTGCTGAAGCATCCCGTTCCAATCCGTGGCTCCCCATTCGCGGGCAAGAAGGCACAGGTCGCGATAGCCGCCATAGGCAGCGGATGAAAGCATCCCATCCCAATGGTTCGCTCCCCACTCGCGGGCGAGAAGGCAAAGGTCGCGATGACCGCGAAAGGCCGCATAGTGGAGCATCCCGTTCCAGTCTGTTGCGCCCCACTCGCGGGCGAGAAGGCATAGGTCGTGATGGCCGTTAAAGGCGGCCCCACGAAGCATCAGGTTCCAGTCCGTTGCTCCCCACTCGCGGGCGAGAAGGCAAAGGTCCCGATGGCCGCCGTAAGCTGCGCTGTAGAGCATCGCGTTCCAATTCGTTGCGCTCCACTCGCGGGCGAGAAGGCACAGGTCGTGATGACCACCCTCAGCAGCACTCTGGAGCATGCCTTCCCACTTCATGGCGCCCCACTCGCGGGCGAGAAGGCAAAGGTCGCGATGGCCGTATCTTGCTGCCTCGTGAAGCATCCAATCCCATTTCGTTGCCCCCCACTCGCGGGCAAGAAGGCACAGGTCGCGATGGCCACCCCGGGTGGCGTTCACGAGCATTTCGTCCCAATCTGTGGCGCCCCATTCGCGAGCGAGAAGGCATAGGTCGCGATGGCCACCCTGAGCGGCTCCGATGAGCATAAAGTTCCAACCTATCGCCCTCCACTCGCGAGCGAGAAGGCATAGGTCACGATGACCACCCTGGGCGGCTCCGATGAGCATGGAGTTCAGATTCAGCACGCCCCACTCGCGGGCGAGAAGGCAAAGGTCGCGATGTCCGCCGCCGGCCGCCTTGCGCGTCATCTGAATGAAATTTGTCGCGCCCCACTCACGGGCAAGAAGGCAGATGCCGCGATGGCCGTACTGGGCGGCGCTGGTGAGCATTGAATTCCAATCTTTCGCCCCTCGCGCGCGGGCCAGCTCACACGCGCTCCGATTCCCTTGCGTGGCGCCCTCGACGAGCAAGGCATTGGCGGTCATTCGGGCGGGAGGCGCAATCAGCTGGCGAATGCGCCGGCAGGTCGCGCGGAGGGGCGCCGCTTCGACTGGGTGCAGAAAGGAAGCAATGTGGGAGATAAGAAAGCTATCGAGTTGCTCCATGTGATAGTGAATGGGTATCCGTGTTCACTTTTTGTTGCCGATTACAAAAAGACGGCGAATAATTCCCTTACATAGCCGCTCCCCACTCGCGAGCAAGGAAACACAGGTCGCGATGTCCATAAGCATCGGCGTGCATAAACATACCGTCCCAATCCGTTGCGCCCCACTCACGGGCAAGAAGGCAAAGGTCGCGATGACCACCACTAACCGCGTTGCGGAGCATTCTATCTAAATCTGTTGCTCCCCATTCGCAAGCCAATGTACACAGCTCACGATGGCCACCCCAGGCAGATGCGCTGAGCATGCCGTCCCAATCCGAGGCACCCCACTCGCGAGCGAGAAGGCAGAGGTCGCGATGGCCACCCAGGGCGGCATAGAAAAGCATTCTGTTCCAATCGGTCGCGCCCCATTCACGAGCGAGAATACATAGGTCGCGATGACCGCTTTTGGCTGCATTATAGACAGCCCTGTTCCAATCGGTCGCGCCCCACTCGTGGGCAAGGAGGCAGATGTCGCGATGACCGCATCCTGTCGCAACAGTAAGCATATCATTCCAGTTTGTCGCCCCGGCTGCGCGCGCCAGTTCACATACAGTTCTGTTCCCAATGGAAGCGCCCTCGGCGAGCAAACCGCTCGCCGATGTATGGGTGGGGGGTTTAATTAGCGCCCGCATTCGCCGGCAGGTCGCGCGGAGGGGCGCCGCTTCAACCGGATGAAGGTGGGCGGCTATGCGGGAAACAAGATAGCTATCGAGTTGCTCCATGTGATAGTGAATAATTCGATACTCTTTATTTCAACTTTCTATGTTCGCCGATTGCGACGCATAGATACGAAAAAGACGATCAATTCACGAACTTTCCCATTCACGGGCGAGTTCTTGAATTTCCGGATGGCGATACTCTCCTGCGGCCTCGAACATAATGCGCCAGTCAGTCGCTCCCCACTCGCGAGCGAGATGACACAGATCGCATCGGCCCATCGACGCCGCTAATTGGAGCACCGAGTTCAAGTCGGTCGCGCCCCACTCACGAGCAAGAAGGCAGAGGTCGTGATGGCCGCACAGGAATGCATCGAGGAGCATTCCGTTCCAATTCGTAGCGCCCCATTCGCGCGCCAGAATGCAGGTGTCGCGGTGGCCCCTCGTGGCGGCAATCTGCAGCATGTTATCGTAATTTGTAGCGCCCCACTTACGGGCGAGAGAACATATTTCGCACTTATTACGCGCGGCGGCTCTCTCGAGCATTTCGTTCCATTCCGTGGCGCCCCACTCGCGGGCGAGAAGGCATAGGTCGTAGTGGCCTCCTTCGGCGGCCCCATACAGCATCCAATTCCAATTTGTGACGCCCCATTCACGGGCGAGAAGGCACAGGTCGCGACGGCCACCCTGGGCGGCGCCGTAAATCATGTTGTCCCAATCCGTGGCGCCCCACTCGCGGGCTAGAAGGCAAAGGTCGCGGTGGCCGTATTTGGCTGCGGCTCGAAGCATTCCTTCCACGGCTTTTGCGCCGGCCGCGCGGGCCAATTCGCATAGCCGGCGATTTCCTTCGCTGGCGCCTTCGATAAGCAGGAAATCGGGCGATACGCGGGTGGGAGGCGCGATCAGCGCATGCATTCGCCGGCAGGTCGCGCGGAGGGACGCTGCCTCAATCGGATGCATATGGGAGGCGACGAGAGTAATCAGGTAGTTATCGAGTTGCTCCATGTGATAGTGAACGGATATCAGCGTTCACTTTTTTGTTGCCCGTGTTGCTGGGAAGAGATCGCGAATTTCCTCACTCGAGGACCAGAACGCATAAGGCGCCGTGCTGCAGGGCATTCCGGCCTAATCAGTTGCGCCCCACTCGCGGGCGAGAAGGCACAGGTCGCGATGACCGTATATGGATGCCTTACGGCGCATTTCATTCCAATCTGTAGCGCCCCACTCGCGGGCAAGGAAACATAAGTCGCGATGGCCACCTTGGGCCGCTCCCAGCAGCATGCTGTCCCAATCCGTGGCGCCCCACTCGCGAGCAAGAAGGCAGAGGTCGCGATGGCCGCCCCAGGCGGCGCAGTAAAGCATGCGATCCCAGTCAGTCGCGCCCCACTCGCGGGCGAGAAGGCATAAGTCCCGATAGCCTTTCCGAGCCGCATGATGGAGCATACAATCCCAGTTAGTCGCTCCCCATTCGCGAGCAAGAATGCATTGCTTGCGGCAATTATTCTCGGCCGCATTACAAAGCATCCAGTCGAAATCTGTAGCGCCCGACTCGCGGGCAAGAAGACATAGATCATAACGATTGCCCATAACGGCGTTGCGAAGCACCCGATCCCAGTCAGTCGCTCCCCACTCGCGGGCAAGAAGGCACAGGTCGTAGTGGCCGCCCCCGGATGCCCCGTAAAGTATTTCGTTCCAGTCTGTTGCGCCCCACTCGCGAGCGAGAAGGCACAGTTCGCGATGGCCTCCGTGGGCTGCCCCGCGAAGCATTCCGTTCCAATCTATGGCGCCCCATTCGCGGGCAAGAAGGCACAAGTTGCGGCGGCCACCCTCGGCAGCTCCGTACAGCATGCTGTCCCAATCCGTGGCGCCCCACTCGCGAGCGAGGAGACACAGTTCGCGATGGCCGCCCTCGGCGGCGCCGCGAAGTAGTATGTCCCAATGGTTCGCCCCCCACTCGCGGGCAAGAAGGCACAGGTCGCGATGACCGTTAATGGCGGCCTCCCAGACCATCACATCCAGATTGCCTATTCCCCATTCATGGGCAAGAATGCATAGTTCGCGATGGCCGCCCTTAGCGGCGCTTCTGAGCACCCAATCTGTGTTGTTCGCTCCCCAATCATGAGCAAGAAGACATATATCACAATGACCTCCAACACCCGCCGCGCCGATCATCCCGTTCCAGTCGGTGGCGCCCCATTCACGGGCGAGGAAGCACAGGTCGCGATGGCCGCTCGCGGCTGCGGCCCGGAGCATCTCATCTACGGCCTTGGCGCCGGCCGCGCGGGCTAATTCACACAGATTGCGGTTTCCTCGAGAGGCGGCCTCAGCAAGTAGGATATCGGGCGGCATATGTGCGGGAGGCACAATCAGCTCGCGCATTCGTCGGCAGGTTGCGCGGAAGGGGATGGCCTCAACAGGGTGCAGATAGGCGGCAATGCGGGAAATAAGAAAGCTGTCGAGGCGCTCCATATGCGCGGGCAATTTGCTATTCGTCTGTTCACTCCGCGTGCGTTCTTATACGGGCAAGTGTGGAAAAAAAGAGATCATTCGACCGCGCCGTTAGTCCGCATCGGCCCACTTAATGGCCGGGTTGATTAGCTCGAAGTTGCTTGCCCGTATAGCTCCCCGTAGCATTTTATTCCAATCTGTTGCGCCCCCACTCGCGGGCAAGGAGACAGAGGTCGCGATGGCCTCCTTCGGCGGCCGAGCGGAGCATCCTATTCCATTTCGTCGCTCCCCACTCGCGGGCAAGGAGACAGAGGTCGCGATGGCCACTCCAAGATGCGATACTGAGCATTCCGTTCCAATCTGTTGCGCCCCACTCGCGGGCAAGAACGCAGAGGTCGCGATGCCCACTGCACGTCGCGTAGGAAAGCATTGTGTCCCAATTCACGGCGCCCCACTCGCGGGCAAGAAGACACAGGTCGCGATGGCCGCCTCTGGAGGCCCCGCGCAGCATCAATTCCCACGCAGTTGCGCCCCACTCGCGGGAGAGAACGCAGATGTCGCGATGGCCGCCCTGGGCTGCGCTTTCGAGCATCCAATCCCACTCCTTTGCGCCCCATTCGCGGGCGAGAAGGCACAGGTCGCGATGGCCGGCCTGGGCAGCATCCTGAAGCATATGCTCGGATACAAGTTCCTCGCTGCCGGCCGGGATCTTCTCGTGAGCCAATATGCACAGGTCGCGGCGGCCCATGATTGTCGCCTCTTCGAGTAGGGCACTGGCCGATATGCGGGCGGGAGGCGCGATCAGCGCGCGCATTCGCCGGCAAGTTGCGCGGAAGGGGATGGCCTCAACAGGATGAAGATGGGAGGCGATGAGGCAAATGAGGTGATTATCGAGTTGCTCCATTATAGTAGATGATTATCTGTAGTTCACTTTTAAGGCTGATTTGCGCCCCACTCGCGGGCGAGGAGACATAGTCCGTGGTGGCCGCCCCGGGCCGCTCCGCGGAACATCCAATCCCAATCCGAGGCGCCCCATTCGCGGGCAAGGGAGCATAGGTCGCGATGGCCGCCCTGAGCGGCGGCCCAGAGCATCTTGTTCCAGTCGCAGGCGCCCCATTCGCGGGCGAGAAGGCAGAGGTCGTGGCGGCCGCCCCGGGCAACCCTCCAGAGCATGCCGTTCCAGTCAGCCGCTCCCCACGCGCGGGCCAGCTCGCATGTATCCCGGCAGCCCCCTTCGGCGGCCCCGCACAGCATCCAATCCCAATCGCGCGCGCCCCATTCGCGGGCAAGAAGGCACATGTCGCGATGGCCGCCGGCGGCTGCGGCATAGAGCATAAACAATACGCTGTTCGCCCCCCACTCGCGGGCAAGAAGGCACAGGTCGCGATGGCCGCTCCAGGCGGCGCAGTAGAGCATACCATTCCAATTGGTCGCCCCCAACTCGCGGGCACGAAGACATAGGTCGCGGCGCCCATGGGCCGCCGCCCAATGGAGCATTTCGTCCGGATCTGTCGGTCTCTGATCGGGGGCCGAATCTTTCCAGAACGGATTTCTCATGAAGGTGATGGTCATGGATATTCGCGATTAGTAATTATCTCGAGCGCCTCCGTCTAATAGAAACCGCCACTAAGTTCGCCCGCATGCGGAGAAAAAGAACAACCAATCCCACGCGCTCCTAGCGACGGTTCCTAATCATACGTGCGATGTTGCGACCCGCATTACGTCCCACTTACTCCGTCGCCCCCCATTCGCGAGCAAGTTGGCATATAGCGCGACTATTACCGAGGCGCGCGCCCCGAAGCATCCTATTCCAATCGCGCGCTCCCCACTCGCGGGCGAGAAGGCACAGATCACAATGATCGCCCTTGGCCGCTTTCCGAATCATTAGGTCCCAATTCGTTGCCCCGGCTTTGCGGGCAATCTCGCATATTGATTTGTCCCCGAGGAAAGCGCCCCCGGCGAGAAGGGAATCGGCCGGCATGTGGGTTGGGGGCGCAATCAGCGCGCGCATTCGCCGGCAGGTCGCGCGGAAAGGGGACGCTTCGATAGGGTGTAGATGGGCGGCGATAAGGGAGATGAGATAACTGTCAAGTTGATCCATGTAAAGTGAAAGACGATCGGCGTTTCACTTTTTTGCCCGCAGTGGGGAGCGGAGGGATAAGGGCGGCGCCCATTGAGGGCGCGATCAGCGTATCTGGGTTGTATTTGGCCGCGATTCTCGCCCATCCGCGAGCGAGAAGACACAGTTCGTGATGGCGATGGCCACTGATTGCCGGAACGTATCATCAGGTCCGCGCTCCCCGCATGCGGGCCTGAGGTTGGCTTGCTGTCGATGAGCGCAACTTCCAGAGCCGATTGTTCATGTAAGTGATAGGCGCGCGGCGCTTCGTTGGCCAACGATCATCCTGGGCGTTCTCGCCTAATAGGAGTGCGTTCGATCCTCAGGGTTTCTTTTGCTGGGAGTGAAGCGGCGCGGCCATTTGGAAATCGGCAGTCGATCGAAAATCTGAAGGGTTCGATTAGTATCTATAGGATATGGACGCGTTGCTGATACAATTACGCTTAGCGCTGGCCGCACCGCAGACGGCGCCCCAGCAGGCGGCGACTGAGGAGCTAATTGCGGCCTTGGAGACGGGAACCGTGCCCTGGGCCGACGTATCGCCCGACTTCAAGGACGCCCACGAGCTGCCGGCGCGCGACATGGGGATCGACAGCGCGTCGGAAGAGGTTGCCGTCCAGACTAAGTTCCGCCCGCAGTCGGGGCGCGTTGGGGCCCGGGAGATCGCGATGTTCCTTACTTCGGCGAGATTGGGGCCGCGGCCATTCGGGCGATGCATTCTGGCGACACAGGATGGGGTTAGACTGCCCACCTATAGGAAAAGCGAATATGAGCGACTGGACATCAACCAGGCGATTCGCGACAAGTGGGCGACGCGCGCTGCTCGCGAATCTGTTGGGTTGGGAGTCAGAGCGCCCGTTGTGCTGCGGGATTATCAGCGGGAAGCGATCGCGTGCGTTCTCGATCGGCTTCATGCGCCGCCGGAGGAATTGGCCGCGGACGCGGACGATGGGCGGAGTTCATCGGCCGATTCGGAACCCGGAGACGGCGTTCGGCAAGTGCGGATTAAGCTGCCCTGCGGTTCCGGGAAATCGTTAGTAATGGCGCACGTAGTCAGGGCGGCCGTTGGTGAAGGAAAACGGGCTGTTGCTCTCGTGCCGACCCTTGCCCTTCTTGATCAGATGTCGGCGCTATTCGCCGAGTGCGGGATTAGGCACGGTCTTCGTGGCACGGACCATAATGGAGGCGGCGACTGCGCGGCGGAAGAGGAAGTGATGATCTCCGTCTACAATTCGGCGGCCTATCTCCGCGGCCCGTTCGACTTGATTGTCGTCGATGAGGCGCATCATCTCGCCGTTCCGGAAGTGTATGCCGACGACCCGGGGCGCAGCCCGACCTTGTGGAGGGAAGTCCGGCGGCTAATTGAGGCTGGCGGCGAGAATAGGCCGCTTTTGGCGATGTTCTCGGCGACCCTGGATGGAGCCGACTTCGAGCGGAATACGGGGGACCTGATTACGGGCGGTGTTCTAGCCGATTACGATATCTGGGTCCCCGTATGGGATCGGAACCCGGAGGCGCGGGATATCGCCGAATACGTAGCGGAGAACATCGGGGCGCTGCGCTCTACCTTGATCTACAGCAATCGCTTGGAGAAGGCGCGGGCAATCAGCGATGCATTGTGTTCTCTCGGAATTCGCTGCGCTTACTTCGACGGGGAATCGGGCCGCGCCGAACGGCGGCGGATACTCGGCGCTTTGAGGAGCGGCGAGATTCAAGCGCTGAGCACTGTCGGCGTCGTTGCCGAGGGCGCCGATCTACCCGGGGTGAATGCCTGTGTCTTTGCTGATCCTCGGGAATCGCAGATCGCGATCGTGCAGTGTGTCGGCCGCGCACTGCGGAAAGCGCCGGGAAAGATAATGGCGCATGTTGCAATACCGTGTGTGTGCGCATCACTGAATCAGGGTGATGAGTCCGGCCTTCGCGAATTAGGGAAAATAATGCGCGCTATGAGCGGGGAGGATTCCCGTATCCGGCGCTGTATTGCGAGGCGGAGTGCCCGGGTAAGTGTTCGTGCCTGCGCGACCGACAACTCACTCGAAGAGAATGCCGTGGAGAATGCGGAGTTGATCAGCGAATATGTTTACGATCGGATGGGGAATATGGTCAGATGCGGTTTCGAGCGGAATCTCGATATCCTCCAGCGGTTCGTAAGCGCAAATAGCCGCTTGCCGACCCGGAAGGAGGAATACGGAGGCGTGAAGATTGGCGCGTGGATCAACACTGTACGCATGGCCCGGAAGGGGAAAGGCAACTGCCCGATGACTCCCGAGCGCATCCGTGCCCTCGAGTCTATTCCCGGGTGGAGCTGGGAGGCGAAGACCGCCGACGAGATGTTCGCCGATAACGTTGCCCTTCTTCGGCGGTTCGTAAGCGCGAATAGCCGCTTGCCGACCCGGAAGGAGGAATACGAAGGCGTGAAGATCGGCAAGTGGATCAACACTGTACGCACGGCCCGGAAGGGGAAGGGCAAGAGCCTGATAACTCCCGAGCGTGCCCACGCCCTCGAGTCTATTCCCGGGTGGAGCTGGGAGGCGAAGACCGCTGATGAGATGTTTGCCGATAATGTTGCCCTTCTCCAGCGGTTCGTAAGCGCGAATAGCCGCTTGCCGACCAGTAAGGAGGAATACGAAGGCGTGAAGATCGGCACGTGGATCAGCAATCTACGCACGGCCCGGAAGGGGAAGAGCAGCCACCTGATGACTCCTGAGCGCGCCCGCGCCCTCGAGTCGATTCCCGGGTGGAGCTGGGAGGCGAAGACCGCCGACGAGATATTCGCCGATAACGTTGCCCTTCTCCAGCGGTTCGTAAGCGCGAATAGCCGCCTGCCGACCTGTAGGGAGGAGTGCGAAGGCGTGAAGATCGGCTCGTGGATCAGCGCGATGCGCACGGCCCGAAAGGGGAAGAGCAGCCACCTGATGACTCCCGAGCGCGCCCGCGCCCTCGAGTCGATTCCCGGATGGAAGTGGAGCGTGCGCTAATCGCCACTATTTGCCCTCTTTTTTGCAGGAGAATATCGTGGATGAGTTCGCCTCGGTTATTTATCCCCGCCGTTGGCGGAATTGGAGGTCGGCGACAAGCATCCACTGCGCGGGGGATTAGAAAGCAAGGCAGGAAGGGTTAACAAGTCGGAAAAAAATATCTCCGAGTGTCTCTGCGTCCCAGAATTACACGATGTAGGAGATTGACGATACGCCCGCAATCCCTGCGAAAGCGCCATTTGCGAATGTGAATCGAAAATCACCGAGATTCCGCAGTGAGTGGAGACTTATATTGCCGCTAGAATTGATCATCAGATAGCCGCTATAGGGTCCATCATTATCATAAACGCACATGCTGCCGGCGACAGTCGCTGCGGGGCGATATAGAGCTGGGATCGCTGTTGAGAAAGACATAACCGCAGTGGCCGATCCGGTGGCCGCCGTATTGAATGCGTCCAGTTCGACGATAACCACATTCCCGCGTCGGATAGCGCGAATTCCAATACCCGCAGAAGTGTACACTGCGCCCCCGGTCATCGTGCCGGTCGAGCTCCAGGACGCATAATTAGTCGCGGCGATCACCAAATTGCCGCTCGAATCGACGCTCAGGTCGGCCTTGTAAGTCGGATCATATCGAACGCTCAGCTGCGGCGCCGTCGTACTCGTAACTACAGTTTGCAGATCGGCGGCAATAGATGAAGTCGATACCGTTAGTCTGGCCGTCGGGGCGGTGTTTACGGGGCCCGTGCAGATAGTAACGCCACCATAACCTATGGTCAATCTGGAGGTTGATCCACCCGCATTGGGGATAATAAGCGATGAATTATCGCTATAAAAATTATATCCCATGTGAATTCCGTCGCCGAGAGTCGCAAATGAGCCAAACAGATATCCGGTTGAATTGCCGCCGCCCATCGAAAGCCGATGATAATCCGCGCTCGTCCCATCTCCAATAGCGACATTTGCATTGAGCAGAATGGAATTCGTGGTATCGGTAATCGAAAGGGTACCGGCGGCCGACACACTAAAGTCCGCGCGATGAGTCGAATCGTATTGAACGCTGAGCTGCGCGCTCGTCGCCGCGATTGTGGTCGGTGTAAGGATGCTGCTGCCCGCGGAAGCGAAGCTCGCGAGGCGCGTCGTTGGGGCAACACCTATTCCGCCCACGTACATGTCAACTGACGCCGTTCCAGCGGCAATTCGTGATGTGGGGGCGGCCGCATCGGGAATCACATTAGCAACGCCATTGTTGTAGTAGTTAAGGGCCAGATTTACCGCTTGATCGGGGAGCCAAGATCCGTAAACATAACCATACGTACCACCAGAAGCTACAGCCATGCGCCTACTATCGCTAGAAAGATCGCCAAGCTGAATTGTTCCCGCAGACGAAATCTGGCCACCGATACCCAGTCCTCCTGTGACCCGCAGGGCGCCATTCGCGGAACTCGTGCTGGCCGTGCTGCTATTAATGTACACATTGTCCGTATTCGCGAATATAACCGAGTTGCCGGTAGTATCAATGGTCAACGATCCCCCTCCGGATACGGCGAAACTAGCGGTATTTCCAACGCTGAAGCCGACTGTTAGTTGGGGAGTGGTTGCGCTGAGGACCGTTAGGGGCCCGGATGGAACGAGTGCGCCGCGGAAACTCGTCGCATATACATCGCCGCCAACTCCCAAGCCGCCCCCGATCACCAGAGCCCCCGTTGCCGTGCTCGTCGACGCGGTAGTGTTTCCCACGGCGAGATAGGCGCCGGTATTATCGACCGTATCCTTGTAGTAAGTTATCGTTCCTGCCGACGCTCCAGCCGCGCCGGGATCGAAGGCAATGAAGTTCTGGGTGTATTTGTTCGGGGCGGTGATTCCCGCGCGCTGAATCGAGGCGCGAATATCGGGACGAAGTATCAGCGTGCCGCGGCGCGCATCGTCTCCCCAGCCGGGGCTTGCGTAAGAGAGCTCGATATAGCGCTGATTCGCGTTATTGTCGCCGTTTGCGAATCCAACATCGACCGCCAGGCCGTATTGATTCGGGGTATGCGATCCGCTCCAGTTGCTGAATATCGCGTGCCGATACTCAACGGGGGCGCTCGGATTCAGCGTCGGGGCCGCCCGGGCCAACGACATCACAAGTGGGCGACTCGCGCAGTCGCCGAGACTCGCCGGCGTATAGTCCATACCCACTCCGCCCATATGCCCACCAACGATCGCCGCCGTGTTGTAGCCCGGCCACGTGCCCGTGAAGGAAAGTTGCCGCGCGTAAGCGGCCCCGGCGAATCCGGCGCCGCCGCCGACTATCAGGGCGCCAGTAGTCGTGCTCGTCGACGCGGCCGTATTCAGGACGCGCACTGTATCCGTACTGTGCAGATTGATGTCGTTGCCCGATGCGTTCACAGTCAGGTCGCCGCTGGCGTCCGTCATGAACGTCGTGTTCAGTGTGCCCGCCTTATCGTTCTGGAGTACCAGCTGCGGATTGGCGCCGGACCGCGTTAGTGTGCACCAACCGAGCGCCGATGGAGCCGGCATATTCGCGGCGGAAGCACTATCATAAGCGATCGTGTAGCTAACGAGTAGATCAGTCGGCGCGGCGCCGCCCCCGCTGGGAGTTGCCGGCCCGCAGTCGGTGCCGTCCCATGCGGCGGATATTCCGTATATCTCTACATCTGGGCTGTAGTCGCCGCAAATATAGATCCGGGCCAATTGGGATACGGTTTCCCGGGCTATTATCATGCGGAAGGTCGACGCATATACCAGCTGCTGGAAGGTCGCAATATCAGCCAAGCCGTTCACCGAATAGCCCCAGAACGTCCATTCTCCGTAGTAGATGTGCGACACACGAAGGCGGAACGGGCCCGGCGATACGGCCGCCGCGAACACTCGATACCAGCGGTTGGCCGAGGCCCCGGATCCGGAGAATCGGTAGCTTGCGCGTATCGACGGCGCATGCAGGTTTCCCGCGAATCCCGCGCCGCCCGACACGATCAGCGCGCCCGTCACCGTGCTGGTCGACGCCGTCGTCGCCAGGACGCGCAGGGAATCAGAGACATCGATATTCACTCGATTTCCGGTTGTGTTCAGGGTCAGATAGCCGCTCGAATCGACCGTGAAGTCGGCGCGTATGGAGACCGATGGATTATAGGCTAGCCGCAGCTGCGGGGCCGCCGAATAAGCACATGTGTGCTGCCCAGTAATCATCCCCGAATATGGATCGGCATCGGCCGCGGAATCGGCGACCAGCGTATAGTCGCCGGGCGGCAAATCGACGGGATCCGCTGCTGTTGACCCGCAATCGAGACCTTCCCATACGTAGGCCGCCTGGTAGGTCGCGACTCCCCACTCGAGAACGACGTTGAAGTTGTAGCTCCCGTTCGCCACGAAATAGGTATGGTAAAGCCCAGTCGACGTTTCCTTGAATATCGCGCATCGCGCGTCGAAGCTCGAGCCCGGATACGATTCGTATATCCTGCGAATATTCGCGGCCGCAACATCGGCACGGATAACGAATCTGATGCGCCCATATGGGATATTCACGCAGGCGACCGTCGCGAAGTAGCTTGCGTTCGGCACATGCGCGCGGAACCAGCGATTCGTTGCCGTCGTGCCCGTATACGGCATCTCCGAGGCGCGCTGCGCCCGCGCGTTGATCATCTGGTCGACCCCGAGGCCGCCGGCGAGTACGAGCCCTCCCGTCGTCGTGCTGGACGAGGCCGAAGTCGCATATGCGCGAATAGCCGGATTCGCCGTCAGCGACCCCTCAATGCGGAATACAGACTGATCGGCCGCGGGCCCAGTCGCCGCCGCGAACAGGAATCGATTCGCCGTGTTCGCCAACTGCAGGCGGAATTCGTTGGATTGAATCCCCATGCCCAGATATTGGTATTCATCGTCCGCAGCTTCGTAGAGGACTATTCGCCGCTTAGTATTCGCTGCCGTGAACTGAATCCGCGACGCGGCCCCCATCAGCCGCAGATCGCCGCCCATATATTCGCTGTCAGCGAGCCCTAGGCCACCACTGATTATCAGGGCGCCTGTTGTTGTGCTCGTCGACGCGGTTGTATTCAGGATGCGCACTGTATCCGTACTATGCATATTGATATCGTTGCCCAGCGCATTAACCGTCAAGTCCCCGCCAGCGCTAACCGCGAAGGTTGTTGTTGCGGCGCCAAGTGGATCGTAGGCGAGAGTCAGAGCATTACTCGCCGAACATGCGTAGATTCCCCCCGTCTTGAAGAAAGTCCAACATGGGGTCGTCGTGTTCGTGTCCTTGACGATCGTGTAGTCGCCCGGCGGCAGATCAGTTGGGTCCGCGCTTGTTGGCCCGCAGTCGGTGAAGGAAATCGGGCCGATTCTCTCTCGAGCGCGAACAGATTCAATCTGTATCGGGTAGCCGGCGCTAATCGCGACATAGAAGTGGAAGAGCCGCGATGTTGTTTCCCAGGCAATCATCGCTCGGATATTGAAAGTCGATGTTAGGGTGCTCCAGATCGATATGTTGTTGCTTCCAGCCGGTTCATAGCAATAATAGCTAATGTACGTTCGCGCATAGGGCCGATGCCCGAATTCCACATCGAAGTTCATTCGATCGATGGGGGCAATTATGCGATACCAGGTATTGAATGCCGGCGTGAAGGCGAAGCCCCCGTAATCCAGCTCCTGCGCCTGCAGTGCCGCGGAGTAGATCGCGCCCCCGAATCCGCCTCCGCCGCCGACAATCAGGGCGCCGGTCGCGGGCGAACTGCTGTCAGTCGTGTCCGTGATCGTAAGCGCCTCTACCGACGTGTTCCGCAGGCCCTGGACGTCCGAGTCGTAGATCACAGCGCCTACGGGAATCACGGCGGATCCCGTCGTCGCCCCGGACAATGTGCCCGGTGTCGTGATGCTCGACGTTCCCGTGCTCGCCGGATATATTGCGTAGATCGAATAGGCATCGGCTCCGTACAGCTCGTAGGCGGGCAACTGCGGATTGGCCGGGCTGATGTACTGCGCGCCGTCGATATACATGACTTCACCGGGAACATAACCCGCCGACAGATAGGAAATGCGGCATGTATTCGTCAGGACCTCGATATAGAAAGTATATCGTTGTCCGGCTGTCACGGCGAACTGCGATCCAGGCACAATGGTCGAGCCGGGAATCCCATTCACGCCGTCCCAGACAGGCACAACCGCATTGTAGCCGATCGATACGACTTCGGGAACGTCCATGACCCACTCCTGGAGCATTGTGCCTCCCGTGCCCTGGCCCTCGTAGATGCGCATTCGGCAGCTCGACGCGGGCCAGCCGAACAGCGTCACTGTGGCGAACTTCAGCTGCGTGAGGATCATATCCGCTGCCGGCGTGAATGTCGCCCACATGTTCTGGCCGACCGTGATATCCACTTCTGCGTGCACATGCGAATTAGCCCACGTGAAAGTGAGGGCGCCGCCCACGGCGACCGCGACCACGCGCGCTTGAGTGGCCGCCGCCGATACCCTATCGAAAGTCGACTTCACAAGGGGCACAGTGGGCGCGACTGACGGCGACACGTAGAAGCGGGCCTCTGCTCCTCCATGCGATTTGCAGATGCCCCGGGCCCCTTGGGCGAATGTCGACGTGCACAACAAGTGCCAGAAGCCGTCGGCTTGATCGGTCGCGATTAGCTCATGTCCGCCGACGAGATTGCCGCCGAAGCCGGCGCCGCCGGCGACTGTTAGGGCCCCCGTTGTCGGCGACGTACTCGGCGTCGTGTCCGCGATGGCGAGCGGGCCGGCCATCGTGGTAGTCGCGCCGACCGTCGATGAGTCGAAGAGAATCGTTCCCGATGGGTTGGCCGTAGTGCCCGTTGTTATACCCGATATCTCACCCTCAGTCGCTACTTCCGATGAGCCGGTGCCTCCCGGGTAGCGCGCGTGAACTATATAGGCGTCGGGCGGGCCCCCTGTCTGATAGAGCTGGAATGCCTGGACGACGAAGATAGGCCCCGGCTCGAAGATCTGTGCGCCGTTGATGTACAGCGAGCCACCTCCGGGAAGCCAGGCAATACTGCAGGCTGCGATTCGCGCCTGGTTTGTCAGTACCTCCGTGTATAGTGTGTACGACTGCCCCGCGGTAATGGCGAATTGCGACCCCGGGGGAATCGTCGAGCCGGGAATGCCGTGGACGCCGTCCCATAGCGTATAGTATGTGTTGTGCGCAGGTATGCCCTTCGGGAGGCGCATCGTCCACTCGCGGATCAAGGCGCCCCCCGTGCCGGCGCCCTGATAGAAGCGCATTAGACAATCGCTCGGCGGATCGGCGTTGTAGGTGATTATCTGGCCCATGAACTTCGTTAGGGTCGCTGACGACGGGGCGACGAAGGTTGTCCATGTGTTGCTGCCGGCAGCGACCGTGTAGTTCCAGATCGTATGAGAGTCGGCCCAATCAAGTAGCAGACTCTCGCTGACTGTTTGCGTCGTCACGATCATCAGGGGAAGCGCGGCACTCGGCGACGAGCGGTCGAAGGAGACCCCGAATTCGGGTATAACTCCGCCCGTACACTTCATCGTCGCGACGACCCCAGAATCACTCTTGCATACGACTACGGCGCCTTGCGCGCTCAGGCAAGTGCACATTACATACCAGAAGCCGCCGGCCGCGTGCGTGATGGCCAATGCATTGTGCTCGTTGCGCATCAGGCCGCCCACATAGAGAGATTCGCCGGCCGCAATTCCGCCGCCCACAGTAAGCGCGGCCGACGTCGAGCTGGCCGCCGGGGCCGTGTTGAGGACGGCGACTCGATCTGTACTGTGGATGCCGATATTGTTGCCAGATGCGTCCAGGGACAAGTCGCCGATATCGCTGGTCGTCAGATCAGTGTAATTCGTGCCGTCGTAGGCAAGGCGCATCTGCGCGCCCGCAGTGCTTGTCGCCGAGAGCTGGGCGGCAACGGCGACTTGTCCGCTTTCGGGGGCCGCCACGGTCAGTAGGCCCGCCGCATCGACTGTCATTGTTGCCGTCTTGTTCAGCCCGTAGTACATCTTCAGTTGGGCCCCAGTCGAGTTGTAAGCGGTAATCGCGACACCCGCCTCCGATACACCTCCGACACCAAGCGCCGGCCGAATCTCCGTGCCTGTGCCCCCAAGCGTCGTGATTCGCAAGTGGTCGCTGCCGTCAACAGCCAGAGTCGCCGCGTGGGTATCGTCATGGGCGACAGTGTCCCTGATTATCTTGATTCCGTCTCCACTGGCCGACGCGACTTCCAGGCTAGTCGCCACGGCCAAGGGCGCCGTCGGGGCCAAGCCGACACGGACGCCAGCTGCGCCTGCGGGCGGGGAGACGCGGACTGTCTCCACAAAGGTATCCGTCGCGATCGAGCCCTCTACGGAAAGGCCGGCGCCCGCAGGCCCTCCCGGCGCCTGGTCGAGGCGGACAACGCCATCATCACGAAGGAACAGAGTCTGCGTTCCCGCCGGCGAGCCTGGGCCCGCGTCGACGAGGGCGAGGCCGGGACCCGCGGCGGGAGCCGCGACGGTGGTCGCCGTCAGGGAAGCGAATGTAGGCGCAGCTGTCGCCCGAAGATCCTGTCCCGCATGGGGGTCAGTTGTCGTCGTGCCGATGTGCGCGTCGATCTGGGCGTGAGTATTCGTGCCTCGATTGATCAGGTCGTTGTGATCGAGAGACAGGCTAGTGGGCGTCCAGACGCCGCTGACAGTATAGATAACCGATTTCATCGGGTAGATCGCGCCCCCCTCGACATAGACAGTCCATCCCTGAACGGGAATCGACTCCAGCCAGACACCGCCGCCGGCCGACCACTCGTAGATGCGATTCTCGGTCCATCCGCCTCCTGTCGCCGACGCGATGTAGCGATCGCCATCGGAGGGGCCAACGGGGGGCGGCGAAGTGATCTCGAGCACGGCCTCAATGAAGACAGTGCCCGCAGCGAAAGTATCGACATAGGCCTTCGTAGTGAGTGATTCGGGCAATGTCGGCGGGGGCCCAGTTAGGGTGCCCCCGGTGAACGTAGTGCTCGGCGAATCGACGGCTAGCGCGCGCTGTGTGCCGATGCCCGCGGCCGAGCTCGCGATCTTATAGCGCGTATTCGCTGAGTCCCAGCCAATAGAAAGATACTCGCGACTTGCGTCGCCGGGAAGGCCCGCGCGGTTAACAATGAGGGCGGCTGCCCCACTCAGAGTGGGCCCTACATGCGCGGAGCCCACAGAGTCGCGCTGGAGCAACTTGTTTGCCCCGCCGTCAGTGCCCGAGCCCGCGACAGTGAACGCGGGGCCCGAGCCGCCGACGCCGTTAGTGATCGTGATCACGCGGGGCTCGCCGCCAGTGCTCGCCGACAGATCGGCTCCAGTGCCCCCGCGGGCGGCGCCGAGTTGCGGCTCCGAGGCGAGGAGACCGCCGGCATCGTTGTAGAGGGCGCCTGGGGCTCCGGGCACGAGGGCGGAACGAGGATCGATCGTGGTTAGCCCCGTTCCCGGCCCATTCAGGGAAGTCGCGGCGTATATGTTGCCGAATCGCGCTTCATCGACATCGCCCATAGTGATTGTGCTGTATATGAATGCGCTCAAAAAAGAATCCGCACGCGGCTATATGTGCCGCACTCCTTGGCCGGCGTCGGCGCTCCATCCGCAGTTAGTGCATTTGGTGGCGCGGCGAGCGAGATCCGGAGCCGTTAGGGCACGGCAGACTGCCCAGTGGCCGCGAAGGCAGGCGGCAGACAACCCCTCCCTCATGACTTCCTGGGTGATGAAGGCCGGGCCCAGAACGTTCAGCAGGGCACGCACAAGAGGATGATGGCCGCAAGAGCACGTCTTGACGAACAGCCGCCCATACGAGCCCGGACCTGCGGCGCGCATTAGCGGGGCGTAGAGCCGATCGGCGATGTCGTGGCGGCCGCGGGCGAACAGCGCGCGGACCTCGCGTGCGGCCGCGTGTGATGGGGCCTCGCTGCCCTGCGCAATTGCGTAGTCGCGAATAGCCAGATGGAGGCCGCGATTGGCCCCAACGGCGACGCTAGTGAAGAACTTGGCCTTCGCCGCCGGCGAGGCGCTGGGCGATATGCACGAGGCAAGGTGCTTGACGAGCTCGAGATGCCCGCCACGGGCCGCGTGGCGCGCGGCTTCGGCGATTACTGAGGGCCGCACAGTGGCCGAGCGCGCGAGCAGCGCGTCGATGATGTCGCGGTGGCCCCCTCGGGCGGCCCCGTTGAGGTCCCAGGCGGGGCTGCCGAATGTGTCGCCGGTGAACTCGCGGCGCTTATCTTCCAGGTAGTTGATGAGCGCGGGATCCCTATGGCGACTTGCCCCGTAGAGGGCACTGCTGACATAGTATTCGCCTTCGCCAATAATGCGGGCCAATATCTCCGGGTCGAATAGTTCCTGCACGATGGCGAGGCGCGTCGCCGGGGAAACGTTGGGCTTGCTGTTGGCGGCGCGGCGAATCAGGTCGATCATAACGCAGTTGTTGGCGAATTGGTCGATAGAGCGCACTGTGTCCATGCTGATGGGCGGGAAGCGCGCCTTAATGGCGCGGCAAAGGTCGCGCACAATCCGCAGGCAGCCGACGTGGGCCGCGTTGTAGAGGGCCTTCGAGATGTACGGCGCGGGAATAGGCGAGTCGGCGGCGCAGATGTTCCCGTAGAGGCGGAGAATATGCCAATGGCCGCAAGTGCAGACATCACAGAAGTCGGCGGGGTCCGGGCGGACATTGTGCCGCGCGAAGTAGTAAAGGCAGCCGGTCAGGGCGGCGCGGCGCACGTTCGGGGGCGGGCAGATCGGCGACAGGGGAATGAGGCGGGGCACGGACCGGCAGATAGTGTACCACTCGTCGGCCGTCATCGAGGCGAACAATGCCTCCCTTACTGGGCGCTGCAGGAGAAGCTGGGTGAAAGTATCGAGAAGTGGCGATTTGCTCATGCTCGTGTTCATGGCGCTAATGTTGATGAAGGCGGCATTCACTTTTCGGGCAGAAAAAATGATACGCGCGCCTAGGGAAATATAGGGAAGAGACATTATGAATATCTGCATGGATAGCCACCTCATACATGTGGAAATCGCCGGCCAGACAATGACGGCCGACTTCTGCGGGGAAATCGCGCTGTTGGCGCCCCTCGAGGGCTATCCGATCGAGGGAGTGCCCGCGGGTCAGCAGCCAGCGCGCATTCGGCTCCAGTGGTTCATTGAGGCGGGCGACACGTATATTGGGTGCTGCTGCGCGCTTCCGGGGGCGATGGAAGGGGCGGCGAGCATCGAGAATCGGATGGCCCTATGCAGTCTCAATGAGCGCGCGACATGGGAGTTCGTGTTCGCGTGCGACTATACCGGGGGCTTCGTGAGGGAATATGTGGCGGAGGAGCGGGCCGTTGAGCTCTATAACGCATTCTGCGAGCTCGTCGACGGCCTGGGGATCAGCGCGGAATCGGGCCTAGTTAGGTATTCGCCGCGGCATGCGGGCTGGGCTGCGTATATGTGCGCTGTCTGGCGTGTTGATCTGACCGCGTGTTGATGATTTTTCTATACCGAACGGAATCCCACATGTGGACAAAAGCGGCCATGTAATATAGCAGTAATGGCCGCGGCGTTTCCCAAACTGTCGACTATAAATGGGGCCCTTAGGCCGACCAATATTAAGATCGGAAATCACTACGGACCTCTGTGGACGAGCAAAATATTGATTGCACTTAAGGGGTTGTGCGACCTATATGCAGGAAATCACGGGATTACTCTTGCTCCGGTTCCAACGAAATCCGATCAACTCGACCCCGACGAGCAATACTACGCCTGGATGAAGAAAACCGCGGAGGATCTGATTGGAACCGGGATTAACATTCATCAGATGTTCTTCGACGCTTGGACGATTGCCGATATCACGATCGGTTTACTGGCCAGATATTACCTCGTTAAAGATATGTATCATATCTTGGCACTAAGTGTCCAGACAAGGGATCCCGCGTATCGACCGAAGGATCACGATCCGACGGACCCCAGGAGCAGGAAAGCCCTCGCAGATGTTTTTGACCAGAATGCATCGGATCTAATAACCGCAATCTCCGGTAGGAATGTAATCGCTTTGGGAACCGTCACCAAAAAGAGCGCTCCGGAACGCATGCTGCATGATTTCTATGATCAGGCAAATAACATTGCGAGAGCGCTTGGGAAATATGTCGTGCAAATTCTTTGTTGTATGGAGGGTTTGGGTGCACTAGGGAGATTTCAGATGACTATTGATGGAATCAGAAGTTACGCATACGGCCCGTCTCTGTCGTGGCATCTATGGAATACATGTCAACACGCCGAAATTAATTACTCTGAGATCTATCGCAATTTGCCTCAGCAAATTAATATGACAAACATCACGAACGCCGAGCAACAATCGCTTCGAGCAATCTCGGCTTTGACCTTTCACGCGACCTACGATGCTGCACAGATCACTATGTTATCTGACGAGAAGGTAGCCCAAGCGCAGGATTTCGTAGTTGCGGGGAAGATCCTCCTCGCAAGGTCGGCAGTTGGACAACCGGGAGCGTTGATCTCTTATGTGCGCCCCGGACCTCCCACTTCTAAGCGAATAAGCACAGGGCTTTTCGGCACATACGTTTCACCTGCTCCCGCTCCCGCTCCCGCCCCCGCACCTGCTCCCGCTCCCGCTCCCGCTCCCGCCCCCGCACCTGCTCCCGCTCCCGCTCCCGCCCCCGCACCTGCTCCCGCTCCCACCATCCCAGCAATAAAGGCCGGATATTCGGCATCATGGATGAGCAATCCTAATCTAAACCAAAGTATTACTGTTGCCTTGAAAGATATCGAAATATATCTGTCCATATCACGAAATCAAGTCGCATCGCTCAAGCCGGATGCCAAAACGGATAAATTGGAAGCATTGATTGACGATGCTAATGCGGACATATTAGATGCGAACCTAGCGAAAATGCGAACCTGGTATACGGATATGGCGCCACGTATTGTCGCGGCAACAGAGGAACTAGCGCCCGCTATCAATAAGGGACCTACGGTGGGTATCGAGCATTTGTTCGAAGTCATACATGACGTTTATCTTTGTCTTATTGAGACGAGCAACGCGGCAGATTTCGCAAACGGTATTCTTGACAAGAATGCCCTCGATATCAATTACGGAATTCTCTTGTCTTCGTGTGTTTCCATGCTAGTAAATGTGAAGAATACCTTTCTCGGTACGGTTGTGTGCGCGTACCGCGCGCGTACTTTTGCCACTGCAAACTCGGGCAATGCGACTCTCAATCAGGAAATCGCGGCCGCCGAAACATTACCATACGATATGGCGCAGGTAATTAAGAATGACCTGGAAGATGTACGTTCGATCGCATCCATAGTCGCGCGCCGCCTACAATATCGATTGTATACCTACGATGCTAACACTTATATCGAAGTAGTTAATGCTCTTGAGGAATATATTACTAAATTCCCGCCGATTGCGACTGCCGTCAACGATGTGGTTGTCAACGGGACCATAAATAAAACATACGATCTCGCTTTTGCGCAAGCCGTGAACGCTTATAAAGCGAGCGGCGGCATCGCTGCGATTAATGCGCTACAAACGAGTTTGGTGAGGGGAGCTGCGTTTCCGACTGCTCTGGATAGATATTATACCGTAGTTCCCGAGGCAGAATTAGCAGAACTTACCCGCGAGAACACAATCCTATTTCCATATATGCAGCACGTGTTCGCCGGGATGCCTAAAGCTCTGGATAATTACAAGACTCTGGACGCTGCTTTCCAACAGCTAATGGGAAAGATCGCTATGATTCAACAGCATCTAGTCGGCGTAACTCAGGCAATTGCGACCAAATCATCGATTACGCTTCAAGGCACACCACAAACCCCCATTCGTTCGATAGTAGAAGACATCAAAGGGACCTTATTGCTGGAGAGGGACATGTGGTTGGCGGTCAATAATAACATGAGCGTCGGATTAGCTCTTTATATTGAAACCCTGAAGCCGCCTGCATCACCGGCCGATAAATATGTACCCCCGGCGAGTACGTTAATAGAATTTCGCCAGGCAATGGGCAACAACCTGAATTACGTACATGAATATGATAGATGGCGAGCGACATATGATGCCCATTATAAGGAAATTGCGGACGATCTGACGGATATCGATAACGCAATTACCACGGGCGGGCTGAAAATCGATACGAAACCGATAACCGACTTCAAAGCTATTAGGACATCCGATCCGAATGTTGAAAGAGGGTCGGCCGTTAGCCCGGATACCTTGCGAACAATCCAGGACAATCTCAACAAGACCCTCGGCACCGCATTGGAATGCCTAGTCAAGATGATTACACAATTCATACGCGCAGCTGAGGATGATCCCGCCGTAGACGCAGCGCTAATTGCGCTTTACAACGGAAAGGTATGGCCCCGCGATCTCGCACTAAATGTCCGAGTTTCGAATTTCATCAAGTGCGACGCGAACTGCATATTTGATGCGGGGGTACATGACGTCATGTCTCTGCACCCCCCGAATCAGGTGACCGCCGAAGCGATGGGCGCGATTATTAATAATCATCTGGACGCTAATGTTTACAATCCCATACGTAAGGCAATCAATCGGGCCGCGAAAGCCCTTACTGCGGAAGTAAATAAATTTAGAGCGCTAAAGGGACCGACAAGAAACCAAACGAGACATGCACTAACTACTGACATTCAGCCCCGCATACAGGCCCTTAACAAAGCCATAAGCGACTTCTGGGATCCGCTAATAGTTTCCATAGGAACCAATCCGAAGGCATACCAGGCAGCAGCCAAGGATCTCCTAGACAGACTAATCAATAAGAATTATACAAACGATGTTCCTCCGAATGTTCTGGATTCACTCCGCAAGATTGCCTACCCGCAAGCGGTAGTGTCCATTGAGGAAGAATTCGAGAGCGATTATGAACAACAATTGCGCCTGGAACGCGAACGCTTGCTCGCCCCGCGGGCCGGCCCCAGCGACGAGGAGCTCGCATATCGCCTCCAGATGGAAGAGGCCCAGCGCGCGTCCCTTGCGACTCAAAGCTACGCCAAATACATGGAGGAAATGGAGCGCCGCATGCGGGAAGAGTCGGCAGCCAAGGAAGCGGCCCGCGAATTCATCGCCGCCGTCCCCCCGCATCATGACGATGTCG